CATCACATTAGACGAACTTCTAAACGAAGTAATGCCCCTGTTATCCCCCTTTGTCCGTACCACCATCGAGGATCAAATACCAGTATTCACGGAATGGGCCGCAAACGCTTTGAAAGAGAGTACAAGATCACCGAGGAACAATTATTGGTACAGACCGAAACTTTATTAAATGATTGTCCTTAATCTTCCTTTGCCGCCTAGCGTAAACAGCTACCGCACCATATTTCGCAACAGGATGAATATAAGTGCCGCTGGTCGCAAATATAAAGCTGACATTAGCGATTATGTATCTGAATACCGTGTCCCAAAACTAGGATCAGCACGGCTTGAAATGAAGGTAGTGATATATCCCCGTGACCGCAGACGGCAAGACATTGATAACCGCATCAAAGCGTTATGGGATGCTTTGGGTGATGCTGGTGTATTTGATGACGATGAGCAGATTGACATATTGCACATTGAACGGGGTGAAATAAAAAAAGGTGGCGGAGTGCTTGTAATGATTGAAATAATTGATAAAATCGAGGAAAATACACCCATAACATAAGGATTTGTATGGAAAAGTCGATGGCGTTGTTTCTTGCAACCTTGCTACATTCGGGTACAAATGCCCATTTTTTTCATTGGGCCACAAAATCCTATGCAAAACACAAAACGCTCGGCAAGTTTTATGAAAATATTATTGATCTGACCGATCAGCTTGCCGAAGCGTATTTTGGCATTTACGAGCAGATTACCCAGTTTCCTAGCACATACCACCAGCCAAAAGAACCGCTGGCATATTTACAATCCTTGCAAGCATTTGTAAAAGATGCTCGCCAAGACTTACCAATGGATTCAGAGATTGTTCAATTGATTGACAATATCGCCCAAGAAATCGACACAACCATTTACTTACTTAAATTTAAGGCCTAATCATGCCATTAGACAAATCAGGATCAGCCGAATCAGTCGGCAAAAACATCAAAGCAGAAGAAAAAGCTGGCCGTCCTAAAAAGCAAGCCGTGGCCATCGCTTTAAATGTTGAGCGTGAAAACGCAACAGGCAAACGCAAAGCCGCTTTAGAGGATGCTTATGCCCGTTATGTAGAAGAAAAAGCATGAAAAACGGTCTTTACGCCAATATTCACGCTAAACAGGAACGGATCAAAAATGGATCAGGCGAGAAAATGCGTAAAGTAGGTAGTAAAGGTGCTCCAACCGCTCAAGACTTTAAAGAATCGGCTAAGACCGCCAAGCCACGCAGACAGCATATTGAAGATGCTATGAAGGATATGTAATGGAACACATGAACCACAAGTACCCAAAGGGTAACGCTTTATTGCGTGAGCATAAGCAGACTACGCTAGAAAAGAACCAGCAACAGCGTTTAGATCGTAGAAAGCTAATTGCCAATAAACTCAAAGACTTGGATAAAGAAGTCAAATAATGGCAACTTTAGATGAATACAAACAGCAATTAGCTAATATGTTGCGTAACACCAGCGAAACTGTTACAAACCTGCCAACAGAAGCACAGCGGTTTATGTATAACCCACAAGCATTTACACAGATGTTTGGGGTAAATAAACTACCTAACGAAACAGGTTTTGCCGAAGGTGCAATGGTTGGCAGTAACAAATACGGTAGTCCACAGGGCTATGCTCAAGGTGAGCCACTAGCTTTACCAATAGCTTTAGCAAGCATGGGTGCTGGTACTGTAGGACTAGCTAAAAACCCTAAATTGATAGCTAGACTAGAATCCCCATTCCATGCTCCACAAGCATCTACAGAAGCGGCACAAACACCGACTAAGACCTTATTGAACGCTACAGGTGATCCAGTAGCAGAAGCACTTAGCAGGCAAAGATTTGAAACTGCGGCCAGCCCATCATTACTAAAAAATGTAAAGCAAAGGCAGGGCGTATGGGAAGCTGAAACTAATCCTATGTTTTTGTCTACTTTGACAAAGGGCGGCCGATTAGATACTAGAAAAGATTTAATTAAAGATGTAGTACAAACAGCAGAAAACCTAGAGCAAGCTGGTGCAGGCGTTGTCAGGGCTGTCCCTTTAAGATTTGGCGGCCTAGACAAAGGTGATGCCGCTATTTTTAGCGTAGGCAAAAAACCCTTAAGCAATGAGCAAGTATCAGAAATGTCTAAGATTGTTGGAGATCGTGCCGCTATTCAGCACAGGGCCGATGGTACTGCTGTCCTTATACCGTTTAATTCAAGCGAACTAAAGTCAATTACCGCTGAAATACAGGCCGCTATGCCATCGTTCAAGGCCAAGCCAGCATTGTCACAAGAAGGATTTGACAGACTGTATTACCCAAGATCAGATTATGTTAAAGAAGGGGCGGTTGCCCGTGAAGAAAACCTAAAAGGTCAACTTACACAGGCGTTTGATGAGTTACTTAAGAAACAGGGTTATCGGGAGTGAGGTCTATTAATTGATATTTGTTGGTTGTCCAAGAGGTATAAATTGAATGTTTACCTTCAGGCAATTCGCCAAATTCTTTTAAATAGTGTTCTTTGTATTTATCAATAGCTTCTATTAAGTGCCTAGAATAAGACATAGAAGCTGGAAACCGTTGATAAAACAACTCACAAGCTAGTTCTACTCTCTTAGAAAATGGATGTACTCCATTCTCCCAATTGGTGTAAGTAACACGGTGAACACCCAAGAGTTCGGCCGCTTTTTCTTGGGTGATACCAATGTTTTTACGCCATTGTTTTAAATCAAAAGTCATTGTTACTCCCTTTGTATAAAGTCACGGTTTAATTTAGCGGAATGTCCAGCAGGGAGCAAATCAGGAGCATCTAGCGTAGGCAATTTATCGGCATAAGCCAGCAACGGCTCATAAACCCCTAATGCGTCACGCCATATATCCTGCTCTGAAAAGCCCCTGCGTACACAGGTATAAATGCAATCAGTACGGTATAAAAATGGTTTCATGTAATTCTCCTTATACAGTTTCAACAGGTTTACCAGCTTTTAAAATCTTCTCAACTGCACCAAAAATACGCTGGGCAGACTTTTCAGCAATTTCGTTAGAGCCTAACCAGTTTTGAATGTAACCACGACTTTCTTTTTGGCCTTCTAAACCTAAAAGACTGATTACGATGTAAGCAACAGATTCAGCTTCAACTTCTTTACTATCTTTAGGTAATTCAGCACCATCAGCAAACAGGCCGCCATCTTTGCTATGCAGTAAGCAATGTGCAATCTCATGGATGCGTGTTTTATGTGGAAACTGTGCTAAAGGGCTAACGCTGATTACTTTACTTTCAACCTTGGCATAACCCTGACAATTACCGTTAGGATGAGAAAACTTCTCTACAGTAATACCAAGATTAGATAGGGCCAAATCAGCATTGAAGTCAGGAGTTTTAATCTCTTGCACATAATCTTCACCTTCAGTCTGAGATAACACAAACCAGTTAGGTTTAAGGGCAAAATACTTAATTACCTTTTCTACTTCTTTACCGCTTGAATCCTTATCTTTTACCTTGAATTGACTAGGAATGTACAAAGAGATAGCTTTAGCACCTTTTTGAACTTTACGGCCTAATTCATTCCATTTTTTTAAGGTAGCAATAGGACCAACTTCAATACCACGATCAACGCATTGAATCCATGCTAAAAGTTGATTACCTACTGAATAGTTATAAAACCTGCTATAAGCTGAACTTAGTACACCTTCTTTGTTTACAGCTTCATTTAATAATTTAGACCATTGAACTTGATTGTTGCTCATTTTGATACTCCTTAACTGTTTAGCCCCATTTATTGATCGCTAGGCAAGTTGTTAAATAAATCAGCGATTAAGTACATTGTAGCGTTTTACTACACTATGTCAACTACTTTATTAAAATATTTTGATATGTTGTAATTACGCAAATTGGTGTAGAATTAACCTATCTTAATCAACCACTTGGATAAGGTATGAGTTCTAAAGTAGATAGTCCTAGAAAAGGTAAGCCCAAAGGATCACCCAAAACAGGTGGTAGACAGGCTGGTACTCCAAATAAAGCCACAGGTGCGGCTCGCATGGCATTTGCTCAATTTGTTGATAACAACGCTGACAGACTACAAGCATGGCTTGATGACATAGCCACTAATGAAAAGTTAGGGCCAAAAGTAGCCTTTGATTGTTTAATGCAGGTAGCAGAGTTCCATGTACCTAAATTAGCCCGTACTGAAATGGTAGGGGATGCAACAGCACCAATAACTCACATCTATAAGTGGAAAGATGAGTGAAGTAGTCCATGAGTTTGAATACAAGGCACGGGAAGCATTTAAAGCGTTCCACAACCGCAAACAACGCTGGGCTGTCCTAGTCTGCCATCGAAGGGCTGGCAAGACCGTAGCAAGCATTAATGACCTAATTAAACGGGCTATTAAAGAACAAAAGCCTGATGGTAGGTACTTTTACCTTTGCCCACTATATTCACAGGCAAAAAGCGTAGCATGGGACTACTTATTACGGTTTTCTGCACCTGCATTAGTTAAAGCCAATCAATCTGAATTATGGGTACAACTGCACAATGGGGCTAAGATTCGCCTATTTGGAGCAGATTCCCCTGACAGCTTGAGAGGAAATTTTATTGACGGAATCGTACTAGACGAATTTGCTGATATGAAACCCCGTGTATGGGGTGAGATTATTCGACCAGCTTTGGCGGACAGGGGCGGATTTGCCACATTTATAGGCACACCCCGTGGACACAACGGATTTTATGAAATATACAAAAATGCCATTGGTAATGATGATTGGTATTCCAAGACCCTAAGAGCAGATCAATCAAGTTTATTGCCACAATCTGAATTAGATGATGCTAGACGCATGATGTCTGACAATCAGTACGAAGCTGAATTTTTATGCTCATTTGAAGCGGCCATACTTGGGGCGTATTACGGGCAGGAAATGCGTAGGATCACCGATTTAGACCGAATTACTAGCATTGACTATGACCCTATGTTCCCCTGTCATACAGCATGGGATTTGGGCTATAACGATAGTACAAGCATTATTTGGTTTCAGACGGTATACGGTGAGATACGGATACTGGATCACCATTCTAGCAACGGTCAACCTATATCGTTTTATACGGGATTGCTGGCTCAAAAGGAAGATGAATACGGGTACAAATATGGCACTCATTGGCTACCCCATGACGCTAGAGCAAAAACATTAGCAAGCGGTGGTAAGAGCATAATCGAACAAATATCTGCAAAAATTGACATAAAACATCTAAAAATTGTTCCAAACCTGTCAATTCAAGACGGAATACAAGCAACACGACTTGCATTAACTCGCACTTGGTTCGATAATAAATGTGAAGAATTAATTGAATGTTTGCGTCAATATCAACGGGAGTGGGATGATGATAAAAAAGTATTTAGAGA